AGTGTCGCGACGGATGCGACGCCGAGTGTGTTGACGGAAGTCGTCCGGCTCGCCGGCACGGGCGCCGTGACGCTGGCGGCGATCGCGCCGGGGAGTGTGGCGGGCCTCTACGCCGGGACCCGGACGCTCGGGCGGTTCTTTCAGCCGGCCCTCGCCGCGGGCGGGCAAGCGGCGGGCGAAAACTTCTTCATCGGGGGCGGGAACGCCACGATGACGAACGGGGCGGGCACGGTCGATCTCGCCTCGTACAACACCGCGGTCGGGTTCGACGCGCACCTGAGCCTCACGACCGGCTCGCAGAACACGGCCTTCGGGCATCGCGCGGGGAAGGCCATTACGACGGGGTTTTATAACGTCGCCATCGGCGGCGGCGCGCTCTTGAACAACGCGACCAACGTGGGGAACGTGGGCGTCGGCACGTCCGCGCTCTTGACCCTCACGGCCAGCGGCGGCGACTTCAACACCGGCGTCGGCCATGACGCGCTCGAATTTCTGCAGACGGGCACGCTGAACACCTCGTGCGGCCATCGCACCAACTGGCAGATGACGGCGGGCAGCGGCAACACCGCCGTCGGGGCGGAAGCCCTGTACAGCAATCTGACGGGCCAGACCAACACGGCGCTCGGCGCCCAGGCGCTCTACTCCAACACGAGCGGCGGCACGAACGTGGCGCTGGGGCCGTCCGCGCTCTTTAGCAATCTGACGGGCACCGGCTGCGTCGCCGTGGGCCAAGCCGCGCTCCTGAATCTGCTCGGGGATGCCAGTGCGATCGGCCTCGGCACGTCGGCCGGGCGCTACCTCGCGAATGGCGCGACCGCGCTGACCGTGGCGCCGCAATCGATCTTCCTCGGGGCGCTGACGAAATCGAAACAAGACAGCCAGTTCAACGAGATCGTGCTGGGCTACAGCGCGACCGGCGCGGGGTCGAACACGGCCGTGATCGGCGCGGCGACCGTCACCGATGTCTATTGCGGGTCGGCGGTGCCGGCGGCCAACCTGCGCGCCAAGGGCGGCTTCTTCACGAACGCGGCCACGGTCACGCGGGATGCGCTCGCGGCGACGGCCGCCGATGGGTTCGTGCTCGAAAACACCACGGCCGCGACGGCGGGCGTCCCGGCGCAAAATGCCCCGCTCCTGCGCCTCTCCGGCAACGTCTGGAACACGACCACCCCGGCCAGTAACTCCAGTGCCTGGTCCGTCGATACCGTGTTGGGCTCGGCGGCCGTCCCGAACTCCCTCGTGCGCTTCACGCATTCCTTGAACGGCGCCGCCGCGACGACCCCGCTCACCATCCAGAACACCGGCCTCGTCACGATTGCCGGCGCGGCGCAGACCACGCTCAATCTGCAGCAAGGGGAGTTCAAGTTCTTCCAGGGCGGCGGCTACTTCGGGATGCTGGCCGCCAGTCAATGGAATTTCGCCAACGTCGCGGGCACCGTGGGCTTTGGGCTCGACGGCGCGACGAACAACGTGATGAAAGTCCGCACGCGCGCGCAAACCGGCTACGCCACCGTGGATGCGCTCGGCTACTCGGTCAGTGGCGTCGCCGGCGCGAGCAAAGCGGCGGGGCCGGTGACGTCGATCACCGTCGTCAACGGGATCGTGACGGCCATCTCATGACGCCCATCAGCACCACCCTCGGCGCCCTCGTCCAGGCAGAACCCGCCCTCCAGGCGATCTGTACGTTGAAGTTGAATGCGAAGTCCGCCTATCACTTGACGAAGCTGGCCCGCCTGGTGGCCGCCGAAACCGCGCACTACCAGGACGCCCGGAACGGCTACATCAAAGAGTTGGGCACGACCCTCGAGAACGGATCCATGACGATCGCGCCCGACAGTCCCAACCTGCCCGAGTTTGTCAAACGGCATGAGGAACTGGTCGCGGTGCCCGTGGAGCTGCCGTGGGGCCCGATCACCCTGGCCATGCTCGGCGACGAGAAAGTGTCGGCGGCCGATCTCGGGGCGTTGGGGCCGCTCCTGGCGGATCCGGATCCGGACGGGAGTACGCCGTGAAGAGTCATTCGCGCGCTGAGAACGATCGACTCTTCCCGCACCTCCCGTACCGCAGGGGCCGACCCGGGGTGCAGTGGACGGCGGTCCGGAACGGACGGCGATGAGTAAGACCCTGCTCGTCTGGGACGGCATGGCCGAGTATCTCGCCGAATTGCGCGAGCTGCCGACCGCGTGTGCCGGCGAAGCCGCAAAGCTCGTCGAAGCCGCCGTGAACGGGGCGGAAGTGGACATCAAGGCCGCCTATCCCGTGCGCAGTGGCGATCTCCGGGATCACGTCATGACGGCGCCGCTGGTGCTCGGCGGGCTGATCGTCGGCAGTGTGGTCAAGAACACGTCGCCGATCGCGATCATCTTCGAGCGGGGGAGCGAGGCGCGTCACTACATCACGAAGAACGGCGTGCAACACCTGACGGGCCGGATGCCGCCGGGCAACGTCTTTGTCCCGCGCATTCTCCAGGCCCGGCGGAAGTTGGTCGAGGCGCTCAAGGCGGCGCAGGTACGGCGCGGGGCGACAGTGACGGGCGATGCCTGATTCCTCCCGCCTCACCGTCGCGCTCGTGGCGAAGCTGCAGACCGACGCCGCGCTCCTGGCGTTGATGCCCGACAACGCCTGGCTCGCGGAAGCGCCCGCCGGGAAGACGCGGTTCGTGATCGTGGCGCTGGTCGACGAGTCCGACGAAGCGGTCTTCGGGCGGCGGGCGTTTGAAGACGCGCTCTATCTCGTGGAAGCGCGGGCCTTGTCGACGAGCGGCGGCAATGTCCACGCGGCCTACGCGCGCATCGACGCGCTGCTCGAAGACGGGACGCTGACGGTCCCCGGCTACGGGCTGATGGCGCTCTATCGGGACGGCGGCTTTGTGGACACGGTCGAAGTCGACCAGGTCGATCCGACCATTCGCTGGAATCGCTGCGGCGGGCACTATCGCATCACGGCGACGCCGAATTAACGGCCTGGAAAGAAGCACAGCATGGCAATTCTGAGCGGCCGCAACGGCCAGATCCTCTACGACCCGGCGGGCGTCACGCCGGTGGCGCTGGTCTCCCTGAAAGAGTGGAAAGCCAGCTTCAAAACCGACTACATCGACGTCACCTGTTTCGGCGACCCGAACAAGGTGCGGGTGCCTGGCCTCCCCGACATCGCCGGCAGCGGCAGCGGCTTCTGGAACAGCACCAACGTCGTGTTGTTTGCGGCGGCCAGTGCCACGGCGCCCGGCAAGCTGAAGCTCGTGCCGAGCACGGTCGAACCGACGTTCTTCTGCTCGGGCCTCGCGTACCTGTCGGCCGACATCGATGTGCCGGTCGCGGGCGCGCCGGCCGTGTCCTTCTCCTGGGTGGCCGCGGGCGCGTTCGTCTGGGCGCCGTAACGAAGTAGGGCGGCGTGTGGGACGGTTCGTTTCACCACGTCCAGATCCGCGGCGCGGCCGGCGATCTCCTCTGGGGGTATCGCTCGGCCGCGGCCGTCACGTCCTGGACGATTCGCAAGGGGCAGGACGGCCGCTGGATCCTGACGGCCACGCTCGCGCGCGTGGAGCCGTTTCAGGTCCGCCAGACGCCGCTCTTGTTCACGGCCCCCCGCGAAGGTACGCGGGATGGCTTCTGGGCGTGGGCCGTGGAGGAACTCCTCCAGGTCGGCGACGGGCGCCTCGTCGCGCGGTTGGGACCACCCGAACAGTAAAGGAGACGCGGTCATGGGCAGTCGGTTCGCCCGGCCCGATACGGCCACCCTCTCGATCTCGCGCGGCGATACGCTCACGGTCAAGCGTCGGCTGAACGCGGGCGAGAGTCGCCGCCTCCGCGCGATGGAAGCCGCGCCGACCATGGCGGAACCCGGCGTCGTGATGGCGTATCTCGTCGACTGGACCATCAAAGACGACACGGGCCACCGCGTGCCGATTCGGGGCGTGGAGGCGATGGCGTTCGCCAGCGCGCTCGATGCGCTCGACGAGGATGCGTTCGACGAAATCTACGCGGCCGTCGCGGCACATCGGGCGGCCATGCAGGCTGAGCGCGCCGCGGAAAAAAACGCCCCGGATGGCGAGACGACCTCCGCCGCGACCTCGCCATCGCGCTCCGTTGCGGCTGGACCCTTGACCAGGTCCGCGCCCTCGATGTCGATGACTACGCCGGCGTGATCGAGATGCTGAACGACGCCGCGCCGCCCCCCGCTGACGCCGATGGCGATTAGTGCGAAGTTCATCGCCGACTTCTCCGACTTCGCCCAGGCGGTGAAGACGGAAGAAGCGCGCCTGCAGGCCTTCACGGCCAGCGCGGGCACCGGCATGGACACGGTCAAGACCCACGTCGACGCGACCAGTGCCGCGTTCGGCGACATGGGCGGGATGGTGCGCAGTCTCGCGACGGATCTCGCGGCGGTCGTTTCGGTCCGCGCCGTGTTCGACTTCTTCAACGCCCTGGTCGACGAAGCCTCCGCCCTGAAAAACCTGAGCCAGCAAACGCATATCGGCGTCGAGGACCTCCAGATCCTCTCGTCGGCGATGAGCGAGTTCGGCGTCGACGCGGACACCTTGGGCAAGGGGCTGTTTGGCTTGAGTCGGCGAATCGCTGGCGGGGATGACTCGGTCGCCCGAGCGCTCGCCGTGATGGGCATCTCCCTGAAGGACGTCGAGGGACTGAACGGCGAAGCCCTCTTTCTCAAGATCGAAGCCGGGCTCGCGACCCTGCAGGGCGGCTTGCGCGATACGACGGCCTCCGATCTCTTCGGCTCGAAGCTGGGCATGGCGATGGCCGGCGCGTCGGAAGGCATCCAGGCCGCCGTCGATCACGCCCGCGAATTCAACAAGGTGGTGGACACGGAGGCCAATGCCGCGCTGGCCGCCTACGGCGATGCGGTCAAGCAAGCCGAGAAGAATCTTCACGCGTTCGCGTCCACGGCGATCGGGCCCGCGCTCGAGGGCGTCAATGCCTTGATGAGCGCCGTCAATCGCGGCACGAGTGTCTGGCAACTCGCCGACGCGATGGCGCAAGACTTCTTCGCCCACAACCTGAAGCTCGGCACGGGGACGGAGAACTTGACACGGCTGCTCACGAGTCAGAACGCCGTGGCCGATCTGGCCGCCGTCAAGACCGCGGCGCTGGCGGCCGCGCAAGGCCTCGTGACGACGGCGCTCGACACGCGGACGCAGGCCGAGCGGTTCATGCAAACGCTCGAAGCCAACAGTGGCGTGGCGCTCGAGGCGTCCCAGATCAAGAACCTCGAGCACCTGAAAGAGATCGGGCAGCTGAACGCCGCCAACGCCGAGAAAATCGGGGTCAACGCCGGCCAGTTCGCGAAGTACACCGCGGCGATCGAAGCCGCCAAGAAAGCCGCAGCCGACCTGGCGACGGCGCAGCGCGAAGCCGACGCCGTGGCCATGACTAGCTATCAGGGCACGATGGCGAACCTGAAGGCGATCGAAGCCCAGCGCGCCAAATCCTACGGGACCGCCGAGCAGCTCGTGATGCTGGGCCAGCTGGACGCCGCCGAGCAGGCGCTGGCCCGATCCGTCTTCGCGCAGTTGAACAGCGAAAAAGAGCGGATGAAAGTGATCGTGGACGCGGGCAAGCAGCACGAAGCGATCACGCTCGCCAAGATGGGCCTCGAACAGAAGCTGCTGGGGGTCGTCAATGCGGCGGTGCAGCTCGAGCTGACCGCCCAGATCCAGTTGAACAAAGCCGCCGGCCTCGACGCCCAGGGCGCGATTGCCATCCAGACGTCGGCGTACGAGACCTTGCGGCTCGGGCTCGCGGAGCTGCAGAAGACCGCCGT